TAGTGGGATCTTCCCGTCCATCCTGTAAAAGAAAACATTGCCAGATCTGTAATACTCTCTGAAATATTGTTCCTTTAGGTTGTGCATCCTAATTCTTTTAAACCAAGCATCAATAAACCTTCTTGATTTATCATTACCGCCCTCAAGATAAATTTCAGAATCTGCGAACTCAGAGAGAAGATCTACAGTCCCTCTAAAAGATGAAATATTAAAATAAGCTTTCTGACAAAGTTCTACAGCTTCTTTCGCATCAGCAGAATCCTTTTCATAATTAAATGGCAGAATTCCATTTTTAATGTTTTCAAATTTATTACCTAACCCATTAATAGCTACGGTATTTGTCCGAGCGTTAGTTCTTGCGGTAGGCGAATCTAATCTAGAGGCATTGCTAGAACTAAAAATAGGCTCTCCTATTAGTTCTGGTATAAATTCATCGTCTTGACTTAAAAGTCCCTGAATCGGTGATTCTTTCTTTTTGAACTTTTCCCAGTATTCTGATCTTTTGGTATATTTGCGAGCCATATCAAAGTTTACACTAAAGTTATAAAAGTAACTTTTAAACTTTTCAAATCGCAAACGGAATAAATGTATGATCTGGCTTTTCTTCCACTAAGGCGTTTTCTGCATCAAAGAACACTTTCGCATACCAGTTGCCTAAAACCAAAGCAGAATAAGAGTCTTTTCTAGCTCTGTTAGGTCCCTTTTGTCTTCTAAGATTTTGAGGTAAGTTAAATGATTGAGATCCTTGTGGGTTAGCTATAACCTCAATGTTAGCGCATTCTGACTTTGTAAGTTCAACCACATACTTTTGATGATCTATCAGATCTATCATCATCGCCCCCTTAGAAGCTTTGGGTGCCTTTACATCCCATTTTAATTTATCAATAGGTATATTCTTTTTTCTCTGCTCATCAAAGTGAGAGTCTATCGCTCTAGAGGCAAATAATATTCTTCTATGGTCTATCGCTGCTTGTAACATCTCATTAGCGTTTCTAATCCAGTTGGATGTAGGTTTTCTAAGTATGCAGTAATTTTTTTCTCTTACGTTATATTGATTCTTAAATGAGATGATATCTGAGTTCCAGTTTTCTGGTTTTTCTAAATCAACTTCTATAACCCCTATCTTAACACTTTTAGATTTAAATAGTGCGCTTTCGTTACAGGAGTTTATAAACTGGACTCCTCCATTATAGTCACCGCATATACCAACAATATTAAAATGTTCTATTAGATATAAGAAATACTCCATGTGGTGCTTTAGAGAAACACCAGCTATAGCATAGCTATGAACTAAGCAGATCTTTTGAGTGTCTCTGTCTAACTTGAAAACGTGCATCGCAAAATGATCAGCACTTGTGTTACCCGCCCAGTTAGGGTCAAACGATAACAAATATTCATCACTAGGATTACCCACCACCTCCACTGATGGAAGTTCCCCATCAGGTATAGTGCAAGCCGCCATCTTTGATAATCTAAAGTAGCCATCACTTTCATCAATAAATTGTGCTCCAAACTCACGCTTGAACTGCATCTCGCTCATTGTAGCCTTCGCCTGTTTAAGCAGGTTTTGATCATACAATCTTGGTGGGGCGCAGTCGTAACTAAGCTGCATTATTAGTCTATAAGCATCATCTTTAAATGAGTCCTCCTCTTCACCCTCTTTTACAGATAATCCATGAATTAAGTCCTCATATTTTTTATATAACTTATACATATACTCAAACTTAAATGATGGAGATGAAAGAATTATTAATTTGTTGTTAGGCCAAATATGCCGATCATCTTCTGTCATCTCGCCTTTGTCGATTAATTTGGATTCTAAATTATACAACTCTTCCCTTTCGATAGGATTCTCTACCACACCAAGGAAAGGTATGATAACTTCATTGAAAATCTTTTCAGGGATTGTCAAAAACTCATCCAAGACAATTCTGTTAAATCGAAATCCACGCAACCTCTCACCGTTAGCTAACGGCAGAGCTATCGCTCTAGCTTTTCCTAAAGTTAATGTCCATTGGTCAGTTCCCTTCTGTATTTTAAATCCACACTCTTTAATTAGGCTGGCTTCAGGTTTACTAACAATATCCTCCATCTTTTGGAAGATTTGCTTTGATTGCCTAAAGCTACCTGCAATAACACCTATATTTGAATTAGGATTGAGTAGACACTCTAGTAGGACATAGATCGCGGTAGAGAACGTCTTAGACATACCACGCGAGAAAACGAACATGGAATAGTCTGAGACCATCATGCCCTTGATAGCCATCGCTTGAAATGGGAATAGCTTAACTCCTAAGAATAGCTCAGAAGTAAATGCGATGTTGTTGCGTAAGAATTTGTATAGCAAATACTTCGCTTTTTCTTCTTTGATACCGCCATCAATCTCTTTTAGAAAATTGTTAAGCTCTTGAGAAGAATGCTCAAGACGATATCCTTGTTTTCCTTTTGTCCAAGACATTTATTCTATCGTTTATAAAAAATTGTAAATCAACATCCCATAGCTTATCGCCATGATATAAAATTCGCGGTATAATCTTCTTCGCACCCAATCTGTTGTGTGCAAATATGATTTGTATGTTTTTGGGGTAGTCTATAATTAAGCTTCTTATGTTGTGCCATAGATAACCAAGATTAGACTTAAACTTGGAAGTCTTGTTGTCTGTTTCTAGTTTGTCTATGGTTGTCTCCGCTACAATAAACATATATGACCCAAATTGAACACAACGGTCCATCTCTCTCCTGAACCTCTCGATGTCCTTGCCAAAGGTCTGCCTGAAGTCATCCTGTGACTTGCGGTCAACAAATGTTTTTGTATATAGGTCACCTCTGGCTGTATAATCGCCAAAGTCTAACTTATTGGTAACAGAGTCCTTAAACTTAAGAGGAGCCTTCTCTCTAGTGTCTGTAAACAGAGGAATGGTAGAATAATCATACTTCCAGAAATCTTTTGGTAGATTTGACTTAAAGTAATTCTCTACTCCAATGTCATCCAAGAAACTAGCATAAGAACCCCAAATGTTCTTGTAGTCTGCTATGTTAGCCATATTGCACAAATCATAATAAAGGTTGGGTGGTGACACCTTTATTTCTTTTAGCTCAAACTTTTCTTGCGCTTTTGCTTGTATGTATGTTTTGACATCCTCTCTTGGAGACTCGTCAATCCAGAGCTTAAAATTACGGTGACTATTAAAGTCATCCCTAAAATACTTATCATAAGATTTGAAAGCAAGTTTTTCACCAGTATATAAATCCTTCTTGTTATAATGCTTAACATAGTAATCACCTATGGTAAGCGTATGCGCTTTTAGGTGTGCGTGGAAACTACGCTTGTTATCAAACTGTTTACCACACTCTAAACAAGTAAAATCCATTACAGTATCTCCTTTTTAGATATCCCCAAAATACGAGCTTTGTATTCGTCCATAGACTCAAGACGGTCAGCTTCTTCCTCAATGAGCTTGTTCTGCATCTCTGCCATCATTATCATGCGATCACGTTCTTCCTTTTCTTGAAATGCTTCAACTAGCGCAGCAATGCTTCCGTTCTGTTCCCCTCTTGCCTTTAAACGAGCCTGACGGCTCCCGTTGAGGTCTTTAGTCAAAGATTCGATTCTCTTCTCACATTGGTTCAACTCCTCACTGGTGACCTTTATAAGCTCAGTAAGACGCAATGTCATATCACGCTCATTATCAGTATCGTTGAGCATTGTATTGAGCCTGTCTATTCTTTGTTGAATATGTTTCTGTCTGACATAGTTTGTGCAGACAGTGATATACAAATTTAACTCATCATTAGTCAAATCAGGCTTGTCCCAGATTGTTCTAACGAACTCACTCTCAAATAAGTCTCTGTCAGCTATAATTGAGTATTGATTTATAAAATGCACGAACCTCGGACTCTTCAGGTAGAAGAGTAACTTCTCACACATTTTTTTTTGTTTTGTCTGAATTGTTATTTCATCGAAGGTTTGACCAGCCCAGTCATTTACCTTCTTAATCGCTCTAGAAAGCGATTTGGGAGGCGACCACTTGTCGTTGGTTATCATCTCATTGTCATCAACTATCTCGGGCCTGTATCGACGTAGGAACTCCATTACGGTCCTATGCTGTTGAGTAAGAGGTTGTATATCTCTGTCTTTAAATGTTAGCCTCGTAATCTCTAGAGCGTTCATGCCTCGCTCTACGTTGTTACCCATCAAAAATTGTTTCTGCTCAGGTGTTAGATCAATTTCTTCGACTCTTGCTGCTAAAGTAGTGGTAAAATCTAAATTATTTTTAATTAAAAATGCTCTAACAGCTCTTCCTTCTTTAGATCTGCCGTCTAACGACGAATTTTTAAACACAGTTTGCGTAATGTGCTTTAAATCTGGATTTTTATCGAACTCATCGGCAATTTCTTGCTTCTGATCCTCTGTTAACTCAAAATCACTCATAATATATCGTTATCCTTAATTATCTTAAGGGCAATTGTATAAAATTTCTTTTTTAAATTTGCCATTTGTTTGTATCTCGGTTTTTTTCTCTTGGAAGAGTCGGCTTTAAACCCAAATTTCTTCGCAATATCATTTTCATCAATGTTTTCTATGTATAACATAAAATATATTTTCTTGTGTTTCTCGCTTAACTGGTCCATAACAAGATTATGTAACTTCATCGAAGAATCCTTATAATCTACAAAATCTTTTATTGTGGTCGTCCCCGTTGATAAACCCTCCTCTAAAGCAAGCGGTAACTTCAAATTGTAAGCTTTTTCTTTTTTCTTCTTCCACTTGGCAAATTCTGCACAAGTTTCATCTTGTTCTTCACTTTTTGTATAATCACAAAATTTTGATCCCATATTATGAGGACATCTCAAACAAGGCTTGGCGAAACTAGAATAATTATTACGAATCAGATTCTTTATCTGATTTGATATAATCATCGAAGCCCAAGGCTTAAATGGTCGAGACTGATCCCAAAGATGCCACTTCTTAAATATATGTAAGCGTATTATTTGACAGACATCATCATAATCCATCCACGCCAAGGCGCTTAATTGCCACTTAGGTCTATATTTTTTTAGAAGTTCTTCTAGATCATCACGTTGACTGTCAAAATTATGACTCATCAATATCTCTCATGCGAGATGAGGCACAATCTTGAATAGTTTTGTCTAACAGAGCTTGACCATCTGGATCTTTAGATGCTGGTCGCTTATAATCACCTCTAGGCATGTTTGCCTCCGAAGAAGTAACGGAACTCCAAAGTTGTCCTAAATTAGTTTTCTGAGTGGACACTTCTGCCACAATCCCCCTCTTCAACTTATTTAAATCTAAATGCAACTCGCTTTCCTCTTCAGGCTCTTGTTTTTTGGAAGAGGTCGATAACGAAGCTATGCCTTGCCCACAACTTGAGCAAAATTTTGGCTTCGTGACCTCATACAAGATTTTAAATCCACATGATACACAAAAAAGTTTATTCATGGCTAATTTTATTAATTTATATCGCTTTTTTCAATTTTATCTACTAAGTAGCTTATGATCTTATCTCTCATAACATCATCTTTAGTAAACTTAAGATGATGAATGCCATATGAACGGCTTTCCTCATCATCGAACACCTTGCAGAATTTACTAAACCCAGTAGAGTATATATCACTCTGCATTGTATCCCCGCATACAAACAACGTAGTATTCGTGCTGATTCGCGTTAATACTGTTGTTAGTTCTTTTACTGTCATATTTTGTGCCTCATCAACTATAACAACCTTGTTCTTCCAAGTCGCACCCCTTAGAAAGTTAATCGGGGCCGCATCTACCGCATCCCGCTGGTCTAATTGATGTCTCTCATGGCTACTTAAAAGTTCACTTAACTTATCTTCCAACGGACCAATATAAGGATTAAATTTATCATCCATACTTCCTTTCAGAAAACCCATCCCCTTCTCCGCACTCTCAGCTAAACTCCTTAAATATAGGATCTTAAGCAGAGTGTCTTGATTGTGTTTATATATTGCTGTATACACTGACAAAAATGTCTTAGCCGTCCCAGCTGGTCCACTAATAAATACTACCCGCGTATCGGGGTTCCTCATGATCTTATGGAATTGACTCTGTTTTTCTGTAAGTTCTATATGACCTAACAAAAAAGAGTTTTTATATTTATATGACATATATGTTCTTTTTTACACGAATAACTGAATGAGTGCCTACTTGTTTGTAGAATTCGCCACCCCCCCGCGCTGTGCGCGTCAAGTCAAAAAGTCAATATTCTAAAAAAACCCTACCCTGCCTGCCCTGCAAAAAAAATCACTTTTTATGCGATTAGGGCTTGCGCCCACCGTGATCTGTGATATACTACACGTATGACAGTTAAGAAAGACCAGCGTCCCTACTACGTGATTCTCACAGGTGAGATCGGCAATGCCGTTGTGTTTGGCGGTAGCCACAACCTCCGCAAGTCCGAGCGCATCATGCGTAACCCGCTCGCCTTTCGCAAGGGAGCGTGGAAGACGCTCATCACTTTTCCTAGTGAGCGAGCCGCCTATGAATCACAGTATGGCCCTTCCCTTGAGATCGCCAATGGCCGCCCTCACACGTTGGCGAACTGTTTCGTGGCTAGCTAAAAAAAGAGAAAAAAAGTGCGATTCCCCTTGCGCCCACTCTGAAATCTGATACTATACCGACATGACAGCAGACGACATCATGACCCGCCCGACCGACAACTACTACGTGATCACTGCGGCTCGCCGCAACGACACGATGACCCGCTTCGTCGTGGGCGGGACTAGCAATAAGACACTAGCCATTGACTCCGCCGAGCACCACGTTGCTGGCATGGTGAACGGCTTCGCCTCCCGCGAAGAGGCTCTTGAGACATACCCTGTAATCACTAACAAGTAATCAAATGAAACTCACATTCCAATACCTCAAACAGTTCACCATCACCGCCATCGTGTTCACTCAAGCCATCTCCCTCATCATACTTGGGTTGATCTGGTGGTTCAGTGGTTCAGCAGCAGCAGTCAACTACATCAAGACGCAATACGTGGGCGACTACATGAATCAGGAGGGCCTAGTTCTCTGGCTTACAGTGTTCGCGCTTCTTGGGTCGCTCTTCTGCGCCCCCATCGCTGCCTTTTTTCACTGGCGCTCTGATCTAGCCCCAATCCCTACCCACAAAAAAAAAGTGCGTGGCTAGGTAAAAAAAATCTTGACATCCGTCTGTAGGGTGTCGCTGTCATGGGAGGCCCCGTTCCCCGCTTGGGGGGCGGGGCTAACTCGTTGCCTCAAGATCACAAGTCGTAACTCGTTGATACTCAAGGGGTTATGAGGCGCGGCCCCGTCGCCATGCGTAACTCGTTGACGCTCAGTCAGTTACGAAGGCAAAAAAAATAAATAAAAAACGCATTTAGGGCTTGCGGTTAGG